ATTGCGCTGTTTGTAACCACAAATGCCACTTCAGCCGCAGCCGACAATGCCGCATTGTTGGTCACAATTTGACCCACTGATGCGTTGATGGTCACGCCTGTTGACTTGCTGGTAGCTTGGGTCACAGTTGACGGTGCAGTCGTTGCTGAACCCGTGTTGTAGCCAATTTGCCCTGTCGTTGCGGCGGCGTAGACCGTGGCTGACCCTTTAAGGTCTTGATCTTGGTATGCCGCGCCAATTGCAATTGAGTTTGACATGATGTTTCCTTTTTAACAGTTCCAGTTTTTGAGGGATGCCTTTGCCCGTTCTGCTGGGCCTTTGGCGTTTTGCACAACCCCTTCCATCCTCGCACAAAAGCTGGCCTTGCGGCCTGCATCTGCTTTGGTTTTTGGATTTGGGGCTGGCGGCTTGAGATTTGAGTTGTTGGCAGAGTTGTACGCTGCGCGTCCTGCGGCTGTCATACCAGCGCCCTTCTCAGTGGCGTTGTAGTTCTTACCCTTCCCCGTGGTGGTATGGGCAATGGGCTTGTCGTGCTTGCTCATTTTTTGGCGGTTTTGGCGCTGGCCTTGAACGCTGCGGCAGTGGGGGCACCTTTTGAGCCTGGCGTCCTCATGCGCTCTGGGGTCTTGCCAGCGTCTTTTTGGCGCTCAATGCGCTCCTGTTTAGCGTGAATATTCGCATACAAACCAAGTTTATTCGCCATCTTCATACTCCACAACAGCACAAATGTCAGCTTCCTGGATGATCTGGTAATCCTGCCCATTTTCTGTGTGGGTAGGCCAGTTCAGATAATCCCCGTTGCCGTACTTAATAAAGTCACCAACTGCCACATCAGTCACCAGAGCGCCGATTGCCACCACCGTGCCTTCGTTAAACGGCTCTTTGTTGTCCACATAGATCAAATCGCTCAACAGCCGCACCTGAGGCTTGACAACTACACGGTCACGCAGTGGCTTGAACATTTTTACGCTCGTACTTTCGTTTGATTCTAGGGGCAATTGCAATAGCAACTGGCGTCAATGTGTCGGTCATTATGTCGTAAACAGGCAATTCTGTAATTGTCCTGGCTGTTTCAATTGCAACAAATTGCCCACACCAATCGGTGCGCTGCTTGTTTTGCGTCATGGGATACAGCCTACAGACCCCCATAATGGGCTGGTCTTGGAACATCCTGCAGCTGCCGCAAGTCATTGGCTGCTTTTCCTGCCGTGGTCGTAGCAGCTGCCGCCGTTGGATTTGCCGCCGCTGTAATTCATTGGCGCTGGCGCTTTGGCTTTCATCATGGGCTGGGCCATTGGCTGCATTGGTGCCTTTTGAGCTTTTGGCTCCATCTTTTCCATTTTTTCCATTTTGCCGTTCATGTTTACTCCAAAAAGCGCAGGCGGTACAGGGTAGAGTTGATGAGTTCTGCGATTTCATCAACAATGTTTTGAAGTTCTGTGTCTTCTGGTAATGACACTCTGGCCTCGGTCACAAACGCCTGGATGCCTTGCAGGTAAGCAATCGGGTCAGTGGCGCTGTGGTATTCCTCGGGGTACTTCTTGATCTTCTCGTACTTGCCCTGGAAATTCTCGGCAAATTTATCAGTCAATTCAACAATTGCCGGGTAATACTTGCCCAGGGCTTTGTGCTTGCTGTAGCTGTCAGTGGACAAATGGAGCAGATGCGTCACCGTGCTGCTGTGAAACAGCTGGGCAATAAATTCAGCAATGTCGTCAATGTTTAGCATATCTGTCCAAAAAGCGGGGGCGAACCCCCGAAAGGTCAACTGCTTTTGAAATGTAGCACATTACAACGACAAACCCTTGTTTGCTGCCCAAGCGTACAAAAATTCAATGAATTCGCTGCTTTCGCCCGTGGTGAACTTGTGGCTTTGCAGGCCCAGCTGGACAATGCGCTCACCATCCAGGCTTGGGCAGACCTTGCCGATCTTGCGGTTTGTGTCGTGCGCCCACTGGTCTACCAGCAATCTTTTCCAATCATCTGCTGTCCAAGTGCTGCCGGCCGACGCCATCTGTTTGCTGATTTTGCCAATCAAGCTGTGAAACATGGCGTTTTGTTCTGTGCTGCGCCTGCTTTGCTTGATCTCAATCGTCATCTTGTGGCCTGCCATCAGCATGGATTTAAGCGTAGGCCAAATAACCGTCATCATTTCTTTGTGGGCCTGGACAGGCTCCCATACTGCAATCTTCATTCTTTTTCCTTGATTAAAATGTCCACGCCAGCATTTATTGCATACCGTTTTGTTGAGTGCAAATCAACCACCTGGTCATCATCTTCGTAAACAATGCCGTTCATGCCATCCATCATGCTTTTGATGATGTTGTCCAGGTCTGGTTTCTTGCATGGCCTCTCCAAGCCACTTAAACAAGCCTCAGTGCGCTTTTTGGAGTAAGACTGTGGCACTGGTAGCCTGACGTAAATAAAAGCCTCCAGCGCCGTTTTAAGCGGTTCACTGCTTCCCATTGCTTGCAAGGCGTAAAACCGGATTTGATCTTCGTAGCTGCTGGTCTTGGAATCGGTGTAGGTTTTGACAAAGTTTCCTCGTCTTGCAAACCTTGGGCGCCCTTTCCCGCGGGGTGGGCCTGGAACTTCAAAGCAGATTTGCATCATTTCATTGCCTTAATTTTTGTGCGAATGATTGCCGTTATCCCTGGAAAATCCTGTTCCAGTTCGACAAACCGTTGCACCAGGTAGTCCCGTCTGCCCTGTTTCTGCGCCTGGTCGCCAGCAGATAACGCCATCTGTGCATACGTCTGGGTCAATGTCTCCAACCAGTTCAAGTGCGGTTGTAATGTCGGCATAGGTGTGATTTTGTCCATCTCGCACCTGGTCTAGCAGCTTATGAGCTTCAAAGTAATTCACCACGGCTCCTTGTTGTACCAGGTGCTGACAGGCGGCACTGCTGGGCTGTCTTTGTCTGCCAGATATTGCTGGTAAGTCTTAGTATTGCCAACCTTCGGCTGTTGCCATTGGTGATGTGAGCACTTCGGCAGCTGCCCGTCCAGCTTCACGCTCCAGCGGCTGTTGCACCCGTCCACGCTGCATAGCAAATCAGATTTGCCCTCGGGAATTTCCTCTTTTTTGAAATTAGTTAGCGCCATGATATTTTCCTTCCACGATTTTTGCAAAATTGCTCGGTTTCAAAATCCATTCCAGATCAGCGGTAAACGCTCGCCCATCTTTGCTGTTCACCTTGCCAACCAAAAACTTGGATTTGTTGATGTGCCCAAAAAAGTCATCAAACCATTCCAGGACTGCGCTGACGGTTGCTGGCTTGTCTTTGCCCAGTTCTGATGCCACTTCCCGCCAGCGTTGCCGTAGATAGCCCTGCCTGGCAGCGTTCCAGACTTCAACCCGGCGCAGAGTGGGCAGCTGCTGGTGGTACAAATCGATGACTCCCTGATGGTTGCAATCTGGGATTTTTACCTCTGGGCCACCGGCAGGTGGACATATATTGGTATCTGTTTGGTTATTAGTTTCTAGTTTATAGTTTATAGTTGCCTTAGCGATGGGTTGCGAGTCGGTAGCCACTGGGTTAGCCATTGGGTTCTTTTTGCGTCCACCAAGGCGTCCATTAGCCCTATTTTTCTCTGCCATAGCGTGGTACTGCTGAATCAAACCATCACACTTGGCATGAAACCACCCATCTTCGTGCTTAACAAACATATCTTGCAAGACTTCATCAGCGACTTTTATTGCAACTCGTAACCGCTTGGCAACCCATTGGGTATCCAGGGGTATCTTGTTTTCGGTGTCGTAGTACATATCCAAAAGTCGGCGGTAGGCCAAATCTTCTTCATTGGATAGGTGAGCTGTTGCAGCCCTGTAGTCGCCGATGTTGAACTGGTAGTAGTGCATCATGGCCGCCAGTCTGCAAAGCCATGCACTTGCAAGACAAGAAATCTCTCGGTCTGGCAATTTTTTGCAAGCCGTGTAGCCTCTTTCAGTGCTGCATCAAATGAGTCTTGGTAACAGCTAAACCTAAAGGATTTAGTTGACCTGGCTTGCCGCATAACGACAAACTTTAAAGCTATGTTTTCAAGGGGGATATCGCCAATGTGTTTTGGCTTTTTAAGGGTGAGTGTTGCCACGTTTTAACCTTACTGATGTCGGTTGCCGATACTGGAACACTGGTGGCAGGACGGTATCAGAATCGTCTTTTCGGGAGCTACCCTAGCCGTGTTAATTAAATTTTACCCTACAAACCATCCTGGTCGCAAGACTTTCAGTTGCCAGATGCGCTTCTCGGGAATCTCCGTCCACTGGCTGATAGCAGCAGAATTGATCTCCAGCAATGCCGCCAGCTTAGCTTGGGAGCCAGCAAGAGTGATCGCCTGTTCTTTAGTCATGCCCCATTGTAAGCTACCTTACCAGAGGCAAAGCAATCAATACTTGAGTAAAGTTAAGGGGGATTAACAAAGTGTTTGACGATGGCAATTAAGCTGGCTTACAATCGCCAGCAATCCCCAACACAACGTAGGGGTCTTTTAGGAAACATGATGACCAAAACGCCAAAAACCCTCAGAGAAGCACTTGCATTGCGCCAAGCAGAAAACGATGCATTTAATGCACGTTGTGATTCCCGCGCAGCAGAAGCAAAACGCATTTACAACCTGATGCAAGCCAACCCACAGATCGGCGCACTTAACCGTGATGGCAAGACTGTGTACTACACCTTCCCTGCTGGCGGTGTTTACAAAGAAGCCAGGAAGATTGAAGCACTTATCTAAACCAAACGGGGCTTCGGCCCCAACTAAGGACAACATCATGACAACTGCAACACCAAATCGCAATCTGACCATGTACGGCGTAGCTGACATTACAGAATACATCCAACAGGTCAAACAATCCATCACTTACAAGTTCTCTGGCGGCAACATGGTTGTTGCTGGACTGATGTCAGATGCCCAGGAACTGATGCTTTACAACGATGTGGAACGTGCCCGTCAAACCTTGAACATTGCTAAAGCAATTCTTTTTGCCATCATGGAAGGCGAATTGGTCGGGACTGTTGAGCGTAAATAAACCAAACGGGGCTACGGCCCCAGAAAGAACATCATGAACAAAACTCCCGTCTGGACAACTGGCTACAAGCCAACCAAGGAAGACCTCAAGGGTCTATACAACCACCGTTTCGAGACTGCTGGCGGTCTGGTGCTGGACTGCTACCTGTCCTATGAGGCAGAGGAGCGCGAGACTCAATATGAACCTGGCTGCGCTGCTGCCATTGAACTGGTGTGGGCGCTGGTGGAAGGCGTGGATATCAGCGAGGTGCTTGGCGATCTGGCTGAAACGATTGAAGAAGAAGCACTCAGCGATTTGGCAGACCAGATTGATGATGCTGCATTTGAGCGTAATCGGGGTGAGGAATGAATTGGCTGGCAGCGGCTCTTGTGGCACTGGTGCTTGGCACTAGCCATTACCTAGACTGGCCCAGTGAAATCGAGGCAGCGCAGGACGCTGTGGCGGCTTACAAGTCGGCAAAGACTGACCAGGAGCGCCAGCAACGCTTTGAGGCAGCTGTACAGCAGCTTTGCGGTGAGAACGCTGGCTGGCGGCTGTTGGACGATGGCGTTGTTCAGTGCTTTACAAAACGTGGCAAAAAAACTTCAAAGGTGCAATTATGACTATCCAACAAATATTAGACAACATCCATGCGGTTGTTGCCAAAGCATACGCAGGGGCAGAGCCTGCTGATCGTTTGGCGTTTGAGTGCGGGATGCTGACCAGTGCGCTGCGGGAAATGGCGTACTTGCTTGAACTCGCCCAGGAGCGTTGCAAGGAATTGGAAATTGAAATTACTTACAAGGAATTGACATGACAACTATTACGATTCACCGAATCATATCAATGGAATTGACTAAGCCTAATTCTTTAAAAAGCGGCGCTGGCTTGTTTTGGCGGCGCAAATTGGAAGTAATTGACGAAAAAGGCAACAAGGTTGAAATTAACTTGTTTGCTGATGCTGAATGGCAATTAGAAATTAAGGAGACAACTGAATGAAACTCATAGCTACCGCACTGGTCAAGGCACAGAAAGCCTTTGGGCCTGCTTTAAAGACCGCTACGAACCCGCATTTTAAAAGCCGGTACGCTGACCTGGCTGCTTGCGTTGAGGCTGTTATAGGCGGTTTAAACGACAACGGGATAGCACTCATCCAAAAATGCTATGACTGCACAGATGGCGTGATGGTGGAAACCATGTTCTTGCATGAATCAGGCGAAATGCTGGAGTGCGGCATCCTCCATGTACCTGCTGCCAAGCATGACCCCCAGGGATACGGTTCTGCTCTGACTTACGCCAGGCGGTACAGTTTGATGGCGGCTTGCGGCATAGCGCCTGAAGATGACGATGGCAATGCTGGCATTAAAGCACCGCCAATAGTGTCTGAAGCTACGGTCAAAGCATTGTTGGCAGACATTGCTGAATGTACAACGCATTACCAGCTTAAAGAAGCGTTTTTCAAGGGGATAAGAACTGTAGGTGATAACCAAAACTTTCGTGAGCAAATCACCAATGCCAAAGACGCACAAAAGGCAACACTAAAAGGGACACCATGAGCATCATCTTTCGCGCCAGTGCCTTGAGCGCCATCATGACTGATGGCAAAGGCAAGGAAGAATTGAGCGTAGGGGCCAAGACCTATGTAACTAAGCTGGCAAAGGAAATGATCTACGGCTATGACGAACGGGTCACTACGAAGTACATGGACAAAGGGTTGAGGGTTGAAGACGAATCCATTGACTTGTACAACGCCGTGCATCTGACCAGCTACTCCAAGAACATGGAGCGTAAAACAAATGAGTGGATTACGGGCGAGGCTGACATTGTTGCTAATGACCGAATCATTGACATCAAGTCCAGTTGGTGCCTGACCACCTTCTACGTCCTGGCTGACCAGGGCAGAGATACGGGGTACGAATGGCAGCTACGGGCGTATATGTGGCTGTGGGACAAGCCAAGGGCAGACATTGCCTATTGCCTGGTTAGCACTCCAGACGATTTGATTGGCTACGAAAGCAAGCAGCTGCACAAAGTTGACCACATCAACCGCGAGTTGCGAGTGACCATCGTGCCGTATGAACGGGATGTAGCTTTGGAAGACAAAATCAAAATTAAGGTTCAAGCAGCGCGGGTCTACTATGACCAGGTTATCCAAGAAATCAGCAAACAACATACTTACTAAAGAAAATCATGCCAAAAATTATTAAAGAAATATCCTGCATCACAGGTGAGTACAACAACGCATCTGGTGAGCGAAAGAAACGCTATCAGCGAATTGGGTCAATCATTGAGACAAAGAATGGGCCAATGCTCAAGATGGACGCTATCCCGCTGCGTGAGGGCGGTTGGGATGGCTGGGCATACATTAATGACCCTAAACCCAAAGACGGTTATCAAGGCTTGCCTAGAGACAACGAAGACGACATAGCTTTTTAAGGAAACATCATGGATAACGATGACGACTACGAACTTGCCAACTTGATGTTTGGCATTGCAGTCACGTTGCTGGTGCTGTTTGCCCTGGTTGGCATTGCTGGCCTGGCTGGGTTTCTGTGGGGGATGCTATGAATAGCGAAGAAGACGAATTCAGGCGCATCGAACGCGAGGCCAAGCGCCGAGCAGCGCAGCAAGCCCTATCAGATGAGCGCAACTTCTGCCCACGCTGCGGATTAGTCAGAGGAATGCACGGCAGCATATTACCGGGGTGTATGTGCCCATTTAACGACCTCACGTCGTTAAAGTACAAGCAGACTGTTGGCCCGATAGAAAGTGCAATGCGTGAGCGCGTACTGACTGATGCCAACGGGCGCAAGTACATCACGACTGAGCAATTTAAACCTGACTGGGACGCAATGGCTGTGATGGTGGAAGAACAGCAGCGCATGGCAAAACGCATTGAGGGTTTGGAAGCACTGCTGGAGCGACAGACAGCCCGCGATGTTGAGCAGCAAAAGACGCAAGCCATCACCGCCCTGAAAGCCGCGCTGGAGCAGCAGCAAGCCGAGCCGCCACCCGAGTGGCCGCTGATCAAGAACATCTTGGATGAGTACGGGCTGGACGCAATCAGCTTTGTTGCGGAGTGGAAAGCAGCACAGCGCCCGTGGGTAGGTCTGACGGACGAAGATTGGGGGTGGGTTGCTGATCGGAAAGGAACATCATTGGACACTTTTGATCAAGGCGCGGTGTGGGCAGCAAACCGATTGAAGGAGCGCAACAATGAATAACTGGCCCTTTCCCACCGAGTTGCCCCCGGCTTTGCCAAGCAAGCCAATACCGTTTAACCCGCAAAACCATGAGGACGCACCGTGGTAATTTCAGAAAAGATTAGGGACGCCTTGGCACAGGCACCAGATGGCATGACTGCTTTGGAACTTGCACTTGCGCTGAAGTTAACACCGACAGGAGTAAGTCGCAGCCTTGCGCTTATGCCTGACGTTTACATTGATCGCTGGATAAAAAGCGCTACCAAGTACGCTGCTGTGCATTGCTTGGCGTTTGTGCCTGATGATTGCCCATACCCATCATGACCCCTACCTTCAACACCTGGGACAGAGCCGTACTGGACAAGTTTGCGCTTGAGGCTTACTTGCGGATGCTAAGGCAGCAAGACCAGCTTGAGCAATTGCGTGGTGATCTCAAGGATGCGATTGAGGCTTACCGGGCGCTAAACAAAGGGTCTAGTGCCATCCTTGTCAATGATTAGCGCCTGACGCCGGGGCTTGTCAGCAATGCTGGCGTGCGTCCAGGCGTCAAATTCTCTGATAAGTTGGTCATAGGGTAGCTTGGCTGCAATGATTGCCCTCACAACGGCATCAGGAGACATCCCAGGCACTCGGAAGTCAGCAGCTAACCCTAGTCTATGCTGGCTGGTGTCTTTGCTGCCCACAGCGTCATTCACGGCCTTGGAGCGGAAGGCACTGTTTATCATTATTGGCTTGCCACCTAGCGTAGTTTTCACTACTTCAAGAAAATCTGCCAGCCGCTTGAGGTTCGCCAGTTCAGCAGCGTTTGGTGTGTTGTCCAGGCTGCGGTGGTCGGTGTGCGTCAACTCGGCAAGCGTGAAATGCGGGGTCACTTGGATGCCACGCCTTGGGTCTTCTCAAACGTCCTCAGACCGCCCAGGCCCAACATCCCCATCATTAACTGCCAAAGATTGTCATCAAGGCCAGGAAAGGCCAGAGCAGGCATAAAGGCAACCATCAGGGGTCTGGCAAGGTACTGATAGCCCATCGCCAAAGCGCAGACCCAGCCAATTGCTGGACGCCAGCCCGACACAAACACAGACGGATTGCTGGCCTCGGCCTTGTTAATCTCGGTCTGGGCAGTCATCGCCGCCAGTTCGCCCGACTGTTGCAGTTTGAGCAGTTCCAGCCGTGCCGCATCCTGGGCAGCAGGGTCGGGGATTAGTTTGTCAATCAGCTTGCCGCCAATACCAAGGATAGCGTCGAGTCCAATCATTTTGGTTCTTCCTCATCATGTGATAGTTTGACGCCAGCCAGCAGGCCGATGAAGCCGCCAACAATAGTTTGAAACGCAGGGCTAATCAATTTAAAGATTTCGCTGTTGTCTACTTTCTCATCAAAAAGGCCAATCATCAATACACCTACCATTGACATAACGACAACGCAAAGTGTTAGGCTTACCATTAGCGTCACAAAAAATGTTAGCTTGGCTTTCATTTGTCTTTCCTGTTAAAAATCTCAAACAGACTTTTAACTTTTTCTTCCAGCACGGCAATCTTGATATCCATTTTCGCAAGCACGATGATGAGCGTTATCAGCGCCAGCAGCATAGGCCAACCCTTTGCCAGTGCTTCCAGAAATTCCATAATTACCTGTGCAGCGTGAGGCTTGCATAGACGATTGCTGACATTGAAAAGATAAGCACCCCGGCGGTCTTGATGAGGATGCCCTCAATCCTTTTTAGCCGTGCATTGATCTGCTCGTAGCGCTCGGCGCATACGGCCTCATGGCTGGAGAATTGTGATTCAAGGCTCATTCTTTTCTAACTCCTGCGCCTAACTCTAGGGCTTTTTTAACTTCTGCTGCGTTGGCCCGTCTTGCTCTCATTTCCATAACGGTAGTGCCAAGCTGCAAGCCTGGTACAACCACATTTAAGCCACCTTCAACGCCAGCGCTAATGCCCTTTTTGGCTTTTTCTGCCAATGCACCAACCAGTGTATTGGAGTTGTTGATAAAACCGCCTCTAGGCTGGGCTTGGGTATACCGGGCTACGTTGCCTAAAGTTTTCAATTCTGACGCTATTTCTGGTGTAAAAATTTGTTCCAGATTTTTTACGTCATCAAGATTTTTTAATGCTCGGTTGTATCCAGCTTGTGTGAAATTGCCGTTTTCACCCACAATTCCTGCTTTGTCTTTTAAAAAGTTTATGGTGCCTGATGCCATGTGCTGATGCGCTACTGAGTCTTTGCCAAGATGGTTAACCATCGTAGCAATGTTCTTGTTTACGCCATTAACAACAAACTTTTGAAGATATTTGTCTGCTGGTATAGTATCGTCAACCGCAGCCTTGTAAGCAGGGTCTTTCTTTAGCATATCAAAACGCTCTTTAGCCAAACCCCGTGCAGTATCTGCTAATGGTTTTAATTTGCCAGCGGCTTGGCCTGTCAATGGCAGCTGCTCTAACGCTTCACGCACAATGCTTGATGCCATTGCAGCATTACCATCGCCAGACCGTTCTGCTTTACGAATCTCTGCTGCAAGGTTGGTACGCATAGCTTCAAAGTTCTCAAACGTCATTGGCTCACCAGACTTAAACCGTTCAAGTTGGGATTTAATTGATGGTGATAGAAATTCTGTCTTTAACTTTTTGCCAAGCATTGTTTCTGCGTTTTTTGCTAACGTGATGCCATCAATTGGAAATTGACCACCGTTTGCATCTTCCAGGGCTTTGTATGCTGCACTAATTTTTTCACTACGGGCAGTGTCAATAGTCTTGTAAGCATCAATGATGCCTTGACTGTTTTCTATGATCTTTGTGCCGTAAGCATCAGGTGCAGCACCTTGACGAATTTCATTGATGTTTTCAATCAATAAACCGTTTTGTTCATTAAACCGTTGTGCAAGTTCTGGGTCTTTACCACGCCGATTTTGTTCATTAGACAATTTCACTATGTCACCAGTAGCTTGACCTTCAGTCAAACGCACTGGCAC